CCTGTTGGTCCTGTTGGTCCTGTGGGACCAGTGGGTCCTGTTGAACCTGTTGGTCCTGTTGAACCTGTGTCTCCTGTTGGTCCAGTAGGTCCAGTGGGTCCTGTTGAACCTGTTGGTCCTGTTGAACCTGTTGGTCCTGTTACGCTTGATGGCGCTCCTGTTGGACCAGTTGGGCCAGTGGGTCCTGTTGAACCTGTTGGTCCTGTTACGCTTGATGGCGCTCCTGTTGGACCAGTAGAACCAGTAAAACCAGTAGGTCCTGTGGATCCTGTTGGTCCTGTTGATCCTGTTGGTCCTGTGGGGCCAGTGGGTCCTTGCGCACCGCTAACAATTGCCAAGAACATTGGTAAGTTGTTTGCAAAATTTGTTGTGCCAGTTCCGCCCGATGCGGTAAGGGTTACTGGTACCGTCCAGTAACTATTTGCCGTACCTGGGTTAACGTTTGTTGGCGTGCCGTTAATTGTCCAAGTCTGATAGTTTGCGCTAACGGTTTGGTCTTGGATGGTAATGATCTCAGTATTTACTAGCGTCGCTAAGAAAATATCGACGTCAATACCATTATCTGTTAGGTTGTGAATATTAATCTGTGTCGCACTGGTTTGAGTGGCGTTATTCCAGACAATAAAACCAGCGGTCGGATCACCACTTGTTATTGTGGTGTTCGCCATGTACAAGAACAAACTAGACGACGAGCCTTGTGGTCCTGTGGGTCCGGTGGGCCCTGTTACGCTTGACGGCGCTCCTGTTGAGCCTGTGGCTCCTGTTGGTCCAGTAGGTCCAGTGGGTCCTGTTGAACCTGTAGGTCCGGTGGGTCCGGTTACGCTTGATGGCGCACCAGTTGAACCAGTTGGGCCTGTGGGTCCTGTGGATCCGGTTGGTCCTGTTACGGTTGATGGCGCGCCAACTTGGCCTGTTGGCCCTGTTGGCCCTGTTGGGCCTGTGGATCCGGTTGGTCCTGTTACGCTTGACGGCGCTCCTGTTGAACCTGTGGGTCCTGTTGAACCTGTGGGTCCCAGGGGACCGGTAGGGCCGGTGTAGCCTTGCGGGCCTGTAGGTCCAGTTGGGCCACCTAAATTTGAAATGCTTTGGAGTTGGGTCTGTTTAGTGACTCCGTTTTGGACAACAACAGTCACCTCGTTACCTGTTAACGCCCCAGCTACTTGTAGTTGTGTTATCGAACGATCTGCCATTACGGTCTCTTATAATTATAGTTTTAAGTCGCCAGACTCACCGGAGTTTGGCGGCGTGCCATCGATAAAGAAGCTGTCATTTTGTGGTGGGTTATTTGCGCCGCCGTCAGTGACAATTTGTTGTCCGGCTACGGGGCCGGTGGCCACAGATATGTCAGGGCGTGGGAATCGCAACGCAATTTTTTCTGTCTGACGCGCTGGTAATCTCCAGGGGTCAAACTTATCTACGTCGTCCTTGCATACGCGCATGCCCGGAAAGTTTGGGTCAGGCATTAAATCTGTGTACGCAAATTTCCTACTGCAGCGATCACAGATCGCCACAGACAGGACACTATTACCTCGCGTATCAAGGTATACTGGCATGTTTAGGCCGCTTGACTATCGTTCTTAATGTAAATGCCTTCAAATTCAGCAGATACGTTTGAGGACCCGGCTGATGCAATTGCCCTAATTTCAATGTCTGTTTTTTCGGGAAAAGCAACAGGTGTGTGCAGGTCAAGCACAAAGTCTCCGTTACCGGGAGTACGCGTAGAACTTTGTATTCTAAATACACTACCAAATGGGCGTTGAAGTAACTGAAAATTGGTAGATGCGTCTGCGGTTGAGTTTGCAGATGAGTAGTAAACTCCGTTCAAATACAAGGTATAACCGGCCGGTACTGTCCAAAACGCCATTTGTGTTTGGTTTGCGGTAGTTGTAATCATGCCGTATACGGTTGCAGGCACACCAGAAGTAACAGTGCCTGTGCCAGCGTAAATGGTACCCGCTGCAGTTGCGCCAGAGCCGGCGGTGACAACAATCATACTAAAAATACGCAAGTAACTATTAACCGTGTTGACTTCGGTCTGGCCGTTTAATGTTACTGTTTCGCTAATTTCGTTGTAGTTAGCGTTAAGACCAGTAATTAAAATTGTTCTTGCGCCAGTGCCAGCTGCAGCGTCATTCGCGCTGGAACTAGAAATTTTCATTACAGTAGCAGTAGTAGGGTATACATAGGTTCCACCCTCAGCCCAAACTGTTTCTGTTGATGTTCCTACGGCTGCGTTGATGCCAAATTTAAATAGTGCATAGTGCCCCATAATTTGATTACGAGCAACTTGAAGCTCAAAAGGCTCGTAGGCGCCTTGAACTGTTACCGAATGTGGGGGTGATACAAATGTGTTTGATGGTCTTGCTGACATAATTTCTCCTAGACGGTGAAAGAGGCGGGTCTCCCCGCCGTCTTAATTAGTTATTTGTATAACCAGAACCGTAGGCAATGATTGAACCATCAGCGTTACGTGCGGTGTAGTTAACATCTAATGTGCCGCCCAATGTGCCGCTTGTTAATACCGTTACCGCGGCTGCAGAGAATGTCAACGTGGCGTCAAGTGGGCCAATGTTAGCAAGAATAGTGGCGACAGCCGCACTAGCGGTAAACACGCCAGCGATACGGCCACCGGCCGCTGTTGGGGTAATTGTACCAATAGCGGTAGTAGTCACGGCGCTAGTTGATGGGTTGGTGATGCTGATAGATACAGTTATCACGCCACCAGTTAAACCAACGGGGGCTGTGGTTTGATAAAGAGAAAATGACTCAATGATTGCGCCGGCAGGCAATACAAAAGGAACCGCTGTGGTTGTGCCGACAGGAGCAGTTGTTAGCGTAGTAGCTGCAGCAGTTACGGCCGTGATTGGGTTTAAAATTACATCTTGCTGGCTCAGGCGTACCGCGCCAGTGTTATCTGGAGCGATTGTGCCGTCGTTAGTTGGGTTGTTACGTTTGTTAACGCGCAGGGGTTGTGTAAATGTGCTTGACATTTTGGGTGTTTCCTTATCTTAGTGGGTATCCCTAACTGTCTCTAAGTCGTCCATCCGGGAAGTTCGGTGGTCAGAAAGGGATTAATCTTCCTATAACTACTAATGCAAATATTAGATCAATTGCGCCCCAAATAGTAAAAAAGCCACCCTTGTGGGGTGGCTTTTAGGACTACGGAGGTGCTAGTTAAACGCCAGCGGTGCCGTAGATGTTACGGGCATCGTGCCAGCCGGTCGCATAACGCTCGGTGGCTTTGTAGCGCATAGAATCAGTCTCGAAGTCACCTTCCATGGATTTCTCCATTGGACGACGCATTACGAGCATGAGACCATTCTCAGCATCGGTCTGTACCCACCATGCCTTGGAAGAGCTCAAACGGGTTACAACGTGTGTACCCTTTGGAAGCATTCCGGTGGACTTGATTGGGTTGAGATCGTTGTCAGCAGTACCAGAACGGAGAACAGACTTGAGAATTACCTCTGCCTGGAACTCGAGTGCTGGGGGTACTACTAACTGCTCTGCCTTCAGACGGATACGCTTACCATTGTTGTCAATAGCGCTGCGTACCTGAATGAGGATCTGCTCAACAGAAGTCTGTGACAAGCTAGCAGCAGTGCTTAACTGGTTGCTGTATGTCAGACCGTTAGCTACAGGGTGAGCTGTGTTTATTAAAGTTACGCCGTCACCGCCAACATAGCCGGCTGTGAATGCAAAGTTTAATAAGTTAGCGCACAATGTCTCTTTGGTCTCAATCATAGACTGAGCTAAGTGCTTGGCGAAGGTGCTGCCGATACGGATGTGATCACCGTCTTCCATCAACACTTTGGTCAAGGCATATGCCAAGCCATAGATTTGATAGATGAAACGTGTGATGTACAGAGTACCACCCTGGTCATAGCTGACAGGAGTTCCGTCAGGCATCGCAGGAGCGGCATTCATACCGAACAGCATTACTTCTTCGTGATAATTGCGTGGAATACCTTGGATCTGCTCTACAAATCCTTTCCACTCGTCAGCGCGTTGTTCATAAACGCCATCAAAGACTTCGTTGATAATCGGCTCGACTACCGCACGAAAGTCTGTACTACGCATTGGGGTTGCCATGTTTAGTTCCTTTCGTTGTTAATTAAATCGAGACCTTAGGCGCAACAAACGTGTTGTTAGCGATTTGGACCTGAACAATCGTGTAAGTGTCACCCCAAGCGTTTAATTCGCCTGTTGGGTAAGCTACTTCACGGCCTAGACCTACTACGCGAACTTGTCCTTGAACAGTGGTGGCAACGGCTGTTGCTAACAATGCTGTGGTGGAGAAGCCTGCGCCGCCTGTACCAATGGTAGTTCCGGAGGTTACAGTTGAACCCGTGGTTGTATCAAAGTTGTACTGACGACCAATTGACGCGGTGGTTGCTGAACCATTTACTTGAGCCTCATAAACCAATGCTGGGTCTGTGAAGATCCAGAATAAGATTTGAGTAGCTGCGTCTAAAGTTGTTTTAGATGCAGACTTACCGACAGTGCGACGGCCTTCAGCGGTTGTATATTCTACACCGTCAAATACGCCGTATACTGTGCCGGAAGCAGCAGTTTGGTTTGCTATAGTTAATTGACCTGAAGCGGTCAAACTCACTGGCTGATACTGGAAAAATGACTCACCAGCGCTCAAAGAGTAAGGAGCTGTAAATGTAGTACCCGTGACAAAAGTGTTGGTTCCAACGAATGGAACGGCACGATCAAGGCCACTTGGGTGATACACCGGCTTCAGACCAAAGGGTTTAAATGTTGTAGCCATTTATATATTTCCTTTGTTATTTTTGAAGAATGTTATTGGAAGCGAATATTACTATTCGCCTTTGCGGCCTCTTTTTCCATTTCCAAAATGCCACCTTCAAGAATTGATCTGCCACCTTTACCGTCTTTAGCAGTGCTACGGACGTTTGCGGTAATATTTCGCTGGTGCTCAAGGGGATCCTCGAGGTGCAGCATGCGCATCACTTCTTGATAGATTTCTTCTGGTAATTTAAAGAGAACCATCTCGTTACAACTAACACAGCCTTCAAACTTGCCCGAGCTCATTTTACCTAGTGCTTCAAAGCCTTTTCCTAATTCTGCGGCTTTCACTGGCTCATAACCCAACGCCATACGTTTGTCGATACTGTCATAATTATTTGTGGTGGATAACCAGCACAAATGGAATCCAGGAATTACTCCCCCTGGAAGGTCTGGCAACGCGCTATTTTGCCATTTATCTCTGAACGCCTCTGCACGTTCGCGCTTTGATTTTAAGTCCGGATCTTCTGCTGCCATCCGTTCTTTTGTTTCCTCGACTCGATCAATTAAACGATCTTCTAAGTCGCGTTTTATTCTTGTATTTGCCATGATAATTATCCTTTGTTAGCGCGATCATACGATGCGTATGCGCGGATCATTTTGTTTCGTTTTTCAACATCGTCCCATGAACCAGAGTCTTTAATTGCCTGGACACGCTCAGGACTTAGCCTAATGGTCCCAGGTTTTGCGCTGGTTGTGTTTGCCACTCGGCTAGAGGCCGTTGGGCCCGCTCTACGAGTTTGCTGTCCGCCTTTACTTGTGTAACGGTGTGGCAGACGTGACGATAAACGATTATCCAACTCCTCCCAATACTCAGAATCACTTGGATCCCATCCGTCTTGGGCGAGTTCTTGATCAATTACCTTGGCGATTCTACTATCTGTATCCCGAGCTTGTGGGTCATACCAGGAGTTTTTCTTAAGCCACTGAGTTGCGTTTCTTTGCACTTCAGTACTAATCTCGTTTGGTACATTTTGCTTTGGGGCTCTTGCTTGCTCGAGCTGTTGTTTTTTGTAGTACTGAGCTTGTTGCAGGCGCTGTTTGGCGTCGGTCAACTGCTCTAAGTACTCCATTTGTCCAGGCGCATCATTTTCTTGCGCCGCTTGCAGCATTTTCATTTTGGCGTATTCTACACGAGTTGCCTCGTCTTCAATTGCCTTATCAATCTGCACAAACTGGTACGACGCCGAAGCATTTTCTACTTTAAGTAAACGTTCTGCTAGTTCAGCATTACGTCGCTCAAGCGCACTAATTTTATTTCGTGCAGATATATCTCGTTGTTTGTTTAATTCTTTTTTAAGTCTACGCTCTTCTCTGCGCGCCGCACGAATATTTTCGCGGTCTTCGTTTGTCTCATCAGGATCAGAATCCACCTCGCCACCATCAGCAGCTTCTACGGGCTCATCGTCATCCTGATCACTGTCTTCGACAGCATCATCTTTTTGTTTTTCTTCGTCTGGAAAGTGATCAACATGCTCATCCAGCTTGGCTAAAACGGAGCCATCATTCTGTTCTTTTACAGGAATATCTTTATTTTCTGCCATAATTTTCTTTCAAAATTAGTCTACAAACGCTTTCATCTTCTGCGCATGGCCAAATGACTTGATGCGAGAAATGATTTCACGTGCCTGGATGGTAATAAACACCACTGGGGAGCCTTCATCATCTGGGCTTACAACAAAACGGTCACCGCCGTACTTGATGGTTCTAACCAAATCGCCTTCTTTACACCAAGGGCCTTCAATCCAAGGCTCTAAGGTATCCGGTGACTTATATGCTAGTGGGCCAATCTGGCGTACTTTAGCTACAGTCTCATTGAAACGTAACGTCTGCCGGGTCTCATCAACTAAAATGATTCCACCCTTGCTTTTTGCCTTCTCCCGTCGTAACTGCACTAATACGCGGTCTCCGGCTACTTCAATACCTGGATCAATGTCAGGGAAACACTCTTGCTCTGAGCGAAGATCTGGGTCGTTTTTTTGCGATATATCAAATGCCATGCGGCAATCCTTTCTTGAATCTTACGATTCGTCTTCTTCGTCTTCCGTTAAAATCTCGTTAATAATGTCTAACGTAATCTTAAAACCCTCGTGTCGGCCAACCAATCTTTGGTAGTCCTCAAACGAATTTACGTTATTCCCCGCGGTAACGGATTCCGCTAGTGATTTTTGCTCAGCCTTTACACGACCGATAATTTCAGATAAAAAGTCCTTCATAATTTTACTAATGCAAGTATATAAAGGAATCCGCCCTAAAATTAATAAAAATTGCCGCCTTTGATGTCTTTAAGGTTTTTATCTGGCCCGACTTTGCAGTCTTTAGCCATTTTGTTTTGGGCTGCGCCTTTTTTCCAGTTATTATCCCGGTGGCTGCCAGATGCGCCTTTTTCTATTTTACTGTCTGGGCCGCCGCCGCTAGATAGTTTGCCAGTCTCTTGGTATGTTTGACGAAAGCCTTGTAAATTTTCGGCCATGTTATGCTCCTGTGGTGGGTTTTGATTGTAGTGCTGCCTGAATTGCTTGTTTTGTTACGTCTGCGTCATTGATGAGTTGCTGTCTTTCAATTTCTATGCCGTGCTGGCGTATGTCTTTTTCTGCTTCGTTTACTGCCTGAATACCAAGCATTGCCTGCTCTTGCGCCAGCGCGACTTCTTGGGCGGACAGCTGTGCTTGAGCCTGTAGGGCCGCCACGCGCTCACGCGAAGAGTTGTTCATGCTGTTGATTGCTACGTTTGTTGAGTTTTTCTGGTTATCCAGCTCGGTTTGTACTTCGTATTTGCTTTGTAATTCTAGCACTTTACGTTGTAATTCAGCAAGTTTAAGCTCATAGTCTTGCTGGCTCTTTTGCTGGTCTATTTGCGTCTTAAGCTGTGACTCTTGCTGTTTACGCTGAGTTTCCGCCATCTGGGTTTTAAGCAATACCTGGGCTGTTGGATCCTGAGACGCAATTCGTTCCATTTGAGCTTGTTGAGCTTGTTGAACTATTTGAGCTAATTGTTGGATCTGTTGTACGTAAGGCTGAAGTATTTGGTTTGCGTCTTCACCAACCATTTGTGACGCCAGTGCCAGTGCTTGCTGCGATTCTAAAGTCAATGGTTTCTCTTGGTGCAACTCTAGCTCATCACGACCACCCGATGCCTGCGCCACGTACGCGCGCATGGACTGTAGATAGTGTAGTGTTAAGTGTTGCTTAATGTGCTCAAGCGCGTTAGGTGCAAACGTTGGGCCAATTACTGGGTTGGCCCCATACGCTGGGTTTTTTGCATATTCAAGGTGAATCTTAATGTGGCTAATATGATCTTGGTCTGGATACGCCGCGGCTGGTCGACCCATGGTCATGGATACGTTTTCTAGTGCGGGGTTAGATTCTTTAGCCCCCATTGGGTTCGGCAGTATCTCATCAATTGACGGGATTTTAAGCTGCTTTAAAACCCTGCGGTACACCGCGCGGACATCAAACATGCCGGGCGGCGCAGAGGTTGCCATTTGCAACAAAGCCTGATTCTGAGTTAAGCGCTGTGTCTCAGAAAAAATATTAGGGTCAGATACTGGGCGTACGTCGCTGTTGTACGCAAAGTCTCGCACTTGAATCTCTGTGCCAGACTGGTTATCCATCTCATCTAAGTACCAGTGGTTTATGCGAGATACAATTTGTAATGATTTGGTTTGGCTGCGATGTAAACGTGCGTGAATGCTGGAGAATACTTTAGCGCCTTGCTCAATCAGAGCTTGGGCCGTACCAACCGGCATGTTGTTGTTTGCGTCGCCAATCTTTTCTTCTGCTGTAGTGACAACGCCTTTTGCTGCGTCAGTTAACCATCCCAGTAAATTAAACAATACACTAGACGGTTGATTAAACGGCATTGGCATTGCAATCTTGCGAACGTCATCAACACCAGGTGCTCCCTCAATCTCTACTACTTGCGTAGGCTCGATTCGATCGCTTTGGCCACCAATTCGTCCACCCTTGAGCTTAAGTAGCGTTTGGGAATTGTTAATATGCGCCGCGTCCAAGAGAGCACGTAGAGCGCCAGTGAGAGCAGCGCTAAGACCACCAATAAGATGGGGAAGGCCAATAGCATAAGCGCCACGCCAAGGGATAAATTTAAACTCGACATACCAGTCCAGTTTTTCAAACTTCTCATCATTTGCTTCCCAGTTACGATAAAGACCCAAGACCTTGCTTGTGGTCTCATCAATCATTAAAATATAAGGTGCGCGCTGTCCATTAGTTTTTTCGTCTTCTTCCAAACGCATGAAACAAGTGATCTCATAAACACGACGCAATCCGTCAATATTTTTAGAAGGCATTTCTTTGCCTTCAATTTTGTTGTTTGCTTTTTCAGATTGTGTCTGATCATTTAACGGCGCGTCAGATGTGTATTCACTGTCAATGTCGACATAGATGCCGGCCTCAACACGTTGCAAAAATGTGTCTTCGGTAATGTCTTGTACTTCAGTTACACGCTGCGCGGTGTAAAAGTTCGTGGACGCATATGGTAACAAAATGTTATCAATCGCCACCCACTCGCAAGTTGGTCGCTTTTGTTCTTCTTCCCAGCGCCACTTTAAAAACTGTGATCCACCTAGGGGTAGCTGAGTAAGTAGCTGCTCCATCTCGTCGCGGTACTCTTGGACTTGATCGGTAAGCTGCCAGTTTAAAAACGTTACTTTGCGATCCGCGGTGTCTTCTTTTAGACGATCAACTTCACCCTTAACGTTAGACCGAACTAATCCGTCTGGTGGTAGTAGTTCTCTTGCGGTCGAGGCGGCAAAGTCAACGCAGGCCTCTGCCATAACTGGGTGAACCACTTTGGAAGCACCGTCAAACGTCGCCCCTCCAGGCGCATCTTTTCCAAGCCCAGTCCTACGCAATCCGTCTTCATATTGTTTGTCTCGTTGTTTTCTTGACTCTTGATCAACATCAATAAAATCTAAATATTCTTGTGCTAAACTGTTTAGTACGTCCTCATCAAACGACTCAGCTAGGTTTTGATAAAACTCAGGGCTTTTTCGTGGGCTTTGTTTTTCTTGGTAGTTGACTACCACAGATCCGTCTTCTAACTCAATAACTTCTTCTTCCACGTCACCAGGCTCTAATCCAAGAGTTTCCTCATAGTAGTCCATCTCTGCATCTTGAGCTATTGCTTTTTCGATGTTTTGTTCGGTGTCAAGGCTAGGCAGATTAACGCCTGACTGAATTGGTAGTGTTGGGTTTGCCATTATTTTTTAATCTTTTTTGAAATTGCGCTTACTGCTTTTTTGATTGGCTTTGCAAAAGGGAGGGCGCTTAGCCCGGCAATTCCGCCAGTTAAGGCCGCGCCACCAGTCTCTCCTTGCCCGTACTGACGGTACATTTCTGGTCCTGCGTCAATAATAGTCCCCGCCGCCGAAAACGGATTTAAAATTTGAAGTGGTAAATATTCTATTTGTTGACCTTCAGAGCCAGTCCCAAATAATCTGTCGGCTGGTTTATCACCAATCAGACTTGCTATTTTGTCGCGCATAAAGGTTGTCGCTGTCCGGGGTTGTGCTTGAAACGTTGGCTCATCTTGTTGTAGTTTATTTGGTGCGTAGTCGTAGGCTTGCATTAAAGCCCGCAACATTTCCGGGCTTATTTGATCTGTGCTGCCGCCACCTGAAAATTTGGGTGTGACACCAGACTCCTCCAGCAAAAGCTGTTGGGGTGTCTTTAACATCCCTGGCGATGCCTGCACTGCGCCGGCTTCTTCCAGTAGTTTTTGTTGTGGGGTCTTTAAAATATTCATATATGGTTTCTATTACTACTAATGCACAAATATTAAGAGATCCGCCCTACTGGGCGTACGGGTTCACAAATCGCTTGCTGATGTCGTCGTCCACGTAACTATAGTCTCGAGCTGGTAGCGGGTCGAGTTGGATCCATCCAGAATCACGTAAAACGCGCAACGCTTGCGAGAGGGAGTCGACGTAGTCGTCATGTCCACCAGCCTCTGGAAATGAACACACCTGACGAAGAAAACGTTTTGCCCAGTCTGCATATTCTCCTTTTCGTTGGGGTTCCTCTGGTATCCAAACTTTACCTTTAGCTACCAGGGGTGATACAATGTTTAATCGTTGTACCTTATCGGCACGTCCGGGGTTGTATCCGCGTACCGGTACTCCGGCGCCTTGGAGTTCTTGGATTAACGAGATACCGGCGGACTTATCTTCCATCAGGATTAGGTCAGCCTTTCGGCCCTTGCCAAAGTCGTTATCCGCACCGTAGACGACCTCTTTGAAGTCGTTGATTACTTTCCTGCGTAGCTCAGGATATGACAGGTGCTCGTCCCAAGCGTCTAGTAGTATGATTGCCGTGCCGGCGTCTTCTTGCTCAAACACGCCCCAGATAGTGCAGGCGGTCGGGTCGTTCATTGTCTTCTCAGAAGTCGCCGGATCATACGAAGCAATGACATACTCCAGGGTTGGAGTCGGCTTGTTGGCCGGCCAGAGCTTAAACTGTTTGCGCTTAATGATGCCGGACTGCTCCGGGTCAAGGATCTCGCCATAGATCTCTTGGCGGCCAATGTCAGTGCCATCGTAAGTCTCAAGCTGTTTGAAGAACGTCTCTGAGAGGTTGGCTCTGTTGTCATAAGACGAGGCGTTGGACACATACACGTCACCGCCTACTTTACCCTCGTTTAGGTCTACAATTAATTCTTTTGGTTTGGGGGTTGTAGTGATAATCTGCTGGACCCGGGAGATGCGTGGGTCCCTAAGGCGGAGCGTAAACTGTACGCCGTCGTAGGCGTCGTCAATGTAGTCAAATGCACACAACTCGTCAAACCAGGCCCCATGATATTGCTTACCTCGGTAGCGCTCGGGCTCAGAGGCAGGGATCCCCTGTATAAGAGATCCATTTGTAAGGGTGATTTCAAACAAAGACTTGTTGTAGTCTCGAATAAGTGACGGGGGGATGATATGGAGAAGTCCGGAGTCTCCCTCGAAACAAGTCGCTCGTATATCGTTTGATGTTGGGGCAGTGACGAGCCAGCGGGTGTTGTCGTATATCCAAGCGCGAATGCCAATCCAGTGGCTAGCAGTGTGCGTTTTACCCGATCCACGGCCGGCAAGCATAAGAAACGTATCATACTCACCATCCTCTGGCTCCCGTTGGTGTGGTAACGCCTGTAGGTGCCACTTGACTTGCCAGACGGCGGCCTCAAGCTGGTCTTTGGGCCAGTGCGTGCGTGCTTGTGCGAACTTCTTTAATTCAAGTTCTTGTTTTGCTGTTAACGACATGAAATAAA